AACGCAAGGTAGGTAACGCAGAGACCGACGTCGACGACCATCGAGCTTTGAGCCTGCTTACCGGCCAGGCGAATGCTTGGACGTCGGGCTTCGAACTCATCCGCGATCTGGTCGCGGGTGCGTTGACCAAGGATAGCGGAGCGCTTTGCTATGTGACGAAGGTCAACAATGAGCCGCGCGAACTGATCATCTATCGCGACAGCATTATCACTGTCGACGAAGACCAGAAGACGGGTGAGCCGAAGTATCGGCTAGGCGGGCAATTCGCCAGCGCGAAGAACGTCATGCGCGTTCGTGGTCCCTTCACCAAATGCCCTCTGTCAATGGCAAGGACAGCGATTGCCACCGCTTCGGCGATGGAGTCCTACGCCAACGGCCTATGGACGAATGGTGCACGCCCTGGCGGTGTTATTGAGACGCCAAAAGCGGTTGGTGAAGCAGGCGTTGTCGCCATGCTGAAGGGATGGAAGGCAGCGTTTGGCGGCAAGGCCAACGCTGGCAAGACCGCCGTCCTGTATGACGGCGCGACGTACAAGCAGATGGCCTTAACGTCGGTCGACGGCCAATTCAATGAGAGCCGGACATTTCAGATCCTCGAGGTTGCCCGCGCGTTCCGCGTACCGCCTGGAATGCTCTTTGAGTTGACTCGAAATACGTGGGGCAATAGCGAGCAGCAGGCGAAAGAGTTCATCCAATATACTCTGATCCCATGGTTGCGCATCCTTGAAGGCGCGTTCAACCGAACGCTTCTGACTGACGCCGAGCGGCCTGAATATCGCTTTGCCTTCGACATCGACGACACCAGCCAGGCCGACCTTACGGCGCGTGCCACGGCAATCAATTCGCTCATCACTTCACGGGTTCTCAACCCTAATGAAGCGCGCTCATGGCTCGGCATGGGTCCGCGTGCAGGTGGCGAAGAATTCAGCAATCCGGCGATCGACACAAAGACGCCGGCAAATGACAACAACAAGCCCCCAGAGGTTCAAGTTGACAATCAAGCACGAGTTTGATGGCCAGGAACGTGAGTTCCATATCCACCGCAACAATGTCTCGGTCTTCGACGCCGCGCTAGGCCGCAGTGCTTACGCAGTTCTGAAAGAATTCATGGCGGGCGCATGGCGTTTCGACGATCTGGCCAAGGTTCTATCTTTCGCGCTGTATGGCCCTTCGAAAGAGCTGAAGTCGATCCACGACATGGCTAAACGTGCGGGTATGCACGGCTTCAATCCATCGGGCTACGCCGCGTTCATTCCGCACCCGTCTGTCGTCAAGCATCTGCAGGATGCGGGTCACGGAAACTATGCGGAGCTCGCCGTCAGTATCCTGACGGAAACAATTTTCCGCGAGGCCGCTGATGGACAGGCTTGAATGTAAGGCCGCGTTTACGGCTGACGAAGCGGGCGAAATCACCGGCAAGGCGTGGGACTTCACCACGCCTGACCGAGTGGGTGACGCCATTGAGCCGTCAGCCTTCACCGAGCTTGTCGGGAAGACGCTGCCGCTCCTATTCGCGCATGACCAGGCTCAAGTGCTTGGCCCGATCACAATCTCAGGATTTGCGGATAACGCGCTTCAAGTCACCGGCAAGATGCTGGTGGATGACGTCGCTCGCGCCCGCGAAGTCAGAAGCCTTGTGAAGGCTGGTGCTGTCACCGGTCTTTCCATTGGCTTCATCACCCGCAAGGCAATGCCGCGCAACGGCGGTGGTCGCACGATCCAGTCTCTGGATTTGGCAGAGATCAGCCTTGTTTCCGTACCTGCCCACGCGGGCGCACGCATCACAACAATCAAGGAATTTTCCATGACCACACCAAAGACCGTCGAAGACCTCGCCCTCGAACTGAAGGCGGCAAACGACAACATCGAGCTTGTCACCAAGCGCCTTGAAACTGCCGAAACGGCACTGGCTCGCCCGAACATCATCACCACGAAGAGCGCTGACGAAGAAGTGTCTCTTGAGCGCAAGGCGTTCGGCAGCTTCCTTCGCACCGGCCCTGAGCGTATGGTGACGGATGAGGCGAAGGCGCTTGTTGTGTCTGACGACACCCGCGGCGGCTATCTTGCGCCGGCTGAATTCAGCACGGAAATCCTGAAGGGTCTCGTCGAATACTCGCCAGTTCGTCAGGCTGCCCGCGTCGGTTCCACGTCTGCTGAATCGATCATCCTGCCGAAGCGCACCGGCACCCCGACAGCCCAGTGGGTTGGTGAGACCGAGGAGCGCAAGGAAACGCAGTCGACATACGGCCAGCTCGAAATCCCGATCCACGAAATGGCCGCTTACGTCGACGTTTCTACAAAACTGCTGGAAGATGCTGCCGTCAATGTTGAGGCCGAAGTTGCCAGCGATTTGGCTGAAGAATTCGGTCGCCTCGAAGGCGTTGCACTGGTCAACGGCAACGGCGTGAAGAAGCCGGTCGGCATCCTGGCGGCGGCTGGCATTCCAGAAATCAATTCGGGCTCCGCAGGCACTATCCTCGCCGACAGCCTGGTCAACTTGGTGTATGGCCTGCCGGCTTTCTACCGCGCCAACGGCGCATTCATGATGAACTCTTCGACACTCGGTTATGTCATGAAGCTTAAGGATGGTAACGGCAACTTCCTGTGGCAGCCATCTTTCCAGGCCGGTCAGCCTGCAACGCTTCTCGGTCGCCCTGTGGTCGAGGCTGTCGACATGCCCGACATCGCGGCAGGTAGCACGCCAATCCTCTTCGGCGACATCAATCGCGCATATCGTATCTACGACCGCGTTGCGATGTCCATCCTGCGCGATCCTTACACCCAGGCCACATTCGGCAAGGTTCGCTTCCATGCTCGCCGTCGAGTTGGTGCGAACTTGGTCATGGCTGAAGCGCTGCGCAAGCTCAAGGTCGAAGCTTAATACGCCGTCACCGACATTTCGGGGCTGTCTTCGGACGGCCCTTCCTCATTCTAGGAGATACCTGTGCGCGACATCGCTCATAACTTCGCGGCCGTTTCGGCCATTGCTCCCGCCGTACAGAGCGCTGCACTGAATAGTGCGGCAATCGATACCAAGGACTTCAATTCGCTTGCCTTCGTGGTCAATACCGGCGCCATTGCCGGTTCCGGTGATTTCGGCGTGAAGCTTCAGGAGTCCGACACCACGACGGATGCGGATTTCACAGATGTTCCCGCTGATCAGCGTTACAGCAACGCACCCGCTACGCTCGCCGCCAACTCTGCCTACCGGCTCGGATATACGGGCTGGAAGCGCTACGTGCGGGCTGTGCTGTCTAAGGCAGGCGGCACATCGATTGCGCTAGGCGTTGTGGCCATCAAGGGCAACGCTGCCGTTAAGCCGGTTGCCTAAATAAAAAGGTGGGGCAGTAACCTGCTCCACCTTTCACTGTTAGAGTACCGATTAAAGGTCCAAATGCTCGAAGAGCTTTATAATGTAGTATGCAACACCCAAACCGTGATGCGTAATCTTAACTGCTAACTCTAATATACTTCGCATGTTTACAATAACCTCTGTTCTTCAGTAATTCCATCGCAACTCCTATCTAAGATTTCACAATTTGCGACGATCGAAGGATCATTCCCTCGATCTACAAGCAACTATATCAGATATGACTAATTTGTCAATATCTCGTTAACTATAGAGGTGGGCAAATGCCTAACCGTATTACGTCATGTGGATGCAGCGTACCCAAGGGCACCAAGTGCACCCACGAACAGGCCCGCGCTACCGCACGGCAGAAGGCCAACGACCTAGAGCGCGGCACGGCTGCCAGCCGAGGCTATGACAAGGACTGGTCTAAGCTGCGGTTCCGCTTCCTGCACCACAATCCGAACTGTGTGGTGTGCGGCGCGCCAGCTACCCACGTTGACCACGTTAAGAGCGTGCGCGAGGCACCCCACCTGAGGCTTGAGTGGTCGAACCTAAGAGCCATGTGCGCACCGTGCCACAGTCGACGGACTGCAACAGACCAATCACAAAACTGGGGGAAGAAGCGTTAGAAGCTGTTCATCAGCCGCTTCAACTTGCGAACCGCATCGTCAAGCTCTGACAGTGCGCGTCTCGAGTCTTCGTTCTTAATGGCACGCTCCACGTCATCAAGTTCATTGCGAACAACGCGATTGATCTCGTACCTCACGCGGGCTTTAAGATCGTCAATAGACTCAGACATGCATATTTCTCCCTTTGCAACCACAGAGTGGCATACCGGGGGTGGGTCGTCAATTTCCTGCCGCAGGCTGGGGACCACCCGCGCGGCACACTTCGCATTTCTTTTGAATTGGAAATTTGAACGAACGGCAGAAGGCCGTTCAGAAAAGGTGAACGCATGGCTATCGTTACGCTGCCAGATCTAAAGGCTCGACTCGGTGTCACTGAAGACACAGACGACGCCATGCTCAGCGATATTCTCGAGGAAGCGCAGACATTTATTGAAGGCGCTCTTGGGTATCCCATTGACCCCGACAACCACACCAAGGATTTGCACTTCGCCGTCATTGCCACGGCCGCGCACTTCTTCGAGAACCGCGAGGCAACAATCGTCGGCGTGTCGGTCACGGAAGCGCCGCTGTCGGTGCAGGATATCATCGCGAACCGGCGCAACTACTGGGGAGTTAGCAATGGGGAATAGGACCGCTGACGATATCAAGCGCGTCCTGGCTTCAATCCCAGCGCAGGTTAAGCGCGACGTGCAGCCAGCGGTCGACGCAGGCGCAACAGAGATGATGCTTCGCATGCGCTTTCTGGCGCCGAAGGACGACGGCGATCTGCAGAAATCCATTCGCGTTGAAGACGGCCCGCGCGAGCTATCGGCCCGCGTTTCAGCGGGTGGTGAGCTCACGACGAAGCCAGTCCGCAAGTCCGAAAAGGGCAATGCGCCCGAATATGATTACGCGCTCGGCCAAGAATACGGCACCGAAGACATGCCAGCGCAGCCATTCTTCTGGCCTTCGGTGAACTCCACGAAGAAGCGCGTCAAACGCCGCATCGATCGGGCGATCAGCAAGGCAATCAAAAGCGCGTGGGGGAAGTGATGCAGATTGAATTTGAAGTCTTGAAGTTCAGGCCGGTGACCGAATGGAAGGGTGGCGGCAACTCCGTTCTTTCGTCATTTGAGGTCGAAATGTTTCCGTTTCGCTTACGCGGCGGACTGATCAGACAGCGCGCCGATGGTAGCATCTACGCGTCGCTGCCAGGCGCGCGGACATGCGGATGGACGGTAACCGCTCCAGAACTGCTTACCGCAATCTACGAAACGGCTCTTGAACAATGGAGGATCAGCAATGGCTGAAGCATCACTTGCCGCCCAACGGCTTGCCGTGACGGCCATGCGTGCGCGCCCCGCGCTCACAGCCCTCGTCCCTGCCGCGAATATCTTTGACCGCAACGGCAGACCGGAAGTCACCCCATGCATTCTCGTGGGGGAAGGCCAGACCGTCGGCGCCGACATTGATTGTGTCGACGCGAGCGACGTGTACCTCACCTTTCACGCATGGACCGAAGAGAACACCACGGCGTTGTGCAAGTCGATTGCAGGGGAAATGCGCAGAGCGTTGAAGCACCTTAACGGCACGCAGGACGGCTTCAATCTGGATTTCAGCTTTGAGGATTCGACGTTCCTACGCGACCCCGGAGGCAGGCTTTCGCATGCTGTGGTCACGTTCAATGTCACCGCGGAGGACATGACATGAGGGCTGGGAAGCTCGATAACACCATCACCATTCGCGGCGTGACCTATGTCGACGACGGCTACGGCGGCCAAATTGAACAGGTGGCCGACATTGCCACAGCGCGCGCCCAGATCATTGAAGAGAGCACCGACGAATTCATGCGCAACTACGGTGTAAGCACCGAGCGGCTGCGCATTTTCCGCACGCGCTGGATTGATAGCGTCGACCTTGAAATGAAGATTCGGCACGACGGCCTTGACTATGACCTAAAGCAGATCAAGCCCATTGGCCGACGGCGTGGCCTCGAGCTTCGGTGCGTGAGGATCGGGGCATGAAGGGGCGCAAGGCCGAGGTAAAGGCCGTAGACGGCGCGTTGCGCGCTGTACCCGCTACACCTGATGACATGCCTGCACGTGCGGCTGCGGAGTGGTGCAAGGTGCTTGCCGTGCTGGTCGCTGAATCGAAAATCGCAGAGCATGAGCTTCCTGTGGTTGAAGCTTACTGCCGCGTCGTCGCGCACATCGAAGTTTGCGAACAAGCCATTGCCCTTCACGGCATGACATTCGAAAGCGATAGCGGCCCGAAGCGCAGGCCCGAAACCACTCTCTTGAAAGAATATCACGCGACCCTTCGCCAGCTTGCCAACGAACTGGGGCTGACGCCGGCATCGCGCGCCAAGAATAAGGGGGGCGCCATTGGTAACGACGACGACGCCGACCTCGGCGACATCTAGACACCTTGAATGGATTTTCGACGACAGCCCGATACCGGATCCGCATGGCAAAGGTGAGCGGGCTGTAAAGTTCCTCAAGGCACTAAAGCATCCTAAGAGCGTCCTGCCGGGGCGCTCTTTTCAATTGGACCGTTGGCAAGAGCGGATCATTCGGCGAATTTACGGCGACACCAAGCCGGACGGAACGCGCAAAATTAAAACCGTTTTCGCGCTCATCCCGCGCGGCAATCGCAAAACTACCCTTGGCGCTGCCATGTGCATGCTGCACCTTGGCGTCGAGCGTTTGCCAGGATCTCAGGTGGCATCCGCTGCCGTCGACCGTGACCAGGCGCGAATTGCATTTGAAGAAATGACCGGCGTGATTGAGGCGCACCCGCGTCTCGCCGAAGCGTTTCAGATCCAGACCGCAAACGACAAGAGCCGCATAACTCATAAAAAGAGCAATGCTTTCTATCGCGCCATGTCGGCAGACGGCGGAACCGCCCACGGGCGCACGCCTGTCTTTCTTCTGGTCGACGAACTTCACGCATGGAAAAAGCGCGACCTGTGGGAAGCCCTGCGCACCAGCCTTGTGAAGTCAACCGGCTCATTGATGGCGATCATCACCACGGCTGGGATAGGCCAGGAAAACATTGCGTGGGACAGGTACCGCTATGCCAAGTCTATCGCCCTTGGAGAAATCCAAGATGAGAGCTTTTTGCCGATTCTGTTTGAAGCGGACAAAGAAGCGGACTGGCGAGATGAGGCCGTGTGGCGCCAAGTCAACCCCGGCCTTTCATGCAACCCGCCGTATCCCGACATTGACGGCATGCGCCAGCTGGTCAAGGAAGCTGAGCACAGCCCGGCCGAACGCGCCATGTTTGAGCAGTTGCACCTCAATCGGTGGCAGGACGGCGCGGCCAATCCTGAATGGTCTCTCGATATCTGGGATGAGAATACAGGCGAGCTAGACCTTGAAGCACTTGAGGGACGGCCCGCATGGATCGGTGTGGACTTGAGTTCGCGCATCGACCTCACAGCCGTTTCCACGGCTATCCAGATGGATGACGGACGCATTGCTTTGCACGTGCAAAGTTTCGCCCCCGAGGCCGGTATCCGAAAGCGTGCTGACGCGGACAGCGCGCCTTACACTCTCTGGCGTGATCAGGGATATCTGACCGCATGCCCAGGCGACACCGTCGACTTCGCCATGGTCGAAGCGCACATTCGCAAGATGGCCGCTCGGTTCCGCGTTGAGGAAATCGCCTTCGACCGGTGGCGTGCTCAAGACATGATGGCCAACCTTGAAAGCGAAGGCTTGCCCGTCGTTGAGTTCCCGCAGACCGTCGCCACGTTCGCGCGGCCGGTGGTGGATTTCGAAACTGCCATGTTCGAACGCAAGCTGGTGCATGGCGGCAACCCCTTGCTGCGGTGGGCCGTGTCGAACGTGGTCATGTATCGCGACAGCAGCGACAACCGAAAACCCGTCAAGAAACAATCCGTAGACCGCATTGACCCAGCCGTCGCGAGCATCATCGCCGTGGGCCGAGCCATGCAAGGTGTCACAGGCCGTTCCTCATATGAGACTGCGCCTGACGACTATGAATATTTTGCAATTTAGGAGGCCCGATGGCCAACAATGAAAACAAACGGCTTGTCGTCGACGTCATGGCTAGAATCGACAAGCTTGAGAAAGGCATGGCGAAAGCCAGCCAGGTCGTAGACAGACAGACCGGCAACATGGAAAAGCGCTTCAAGAAGTTCGAGAACGTCGCTAACGGCTCGTTCGCGAAGGTCGGCAGTATCATGAAAGCCAGTCTTGCCGGTCTTGCTGGTGGTATCGCTGGCGCAGGCATTGCAGGTATTACGGCTGGCTTTGTCGACGCAACCAAAGCGGTTGCCGAACTAGGAGACGCCGCTAAGGTCGCAGGCGTCTCGTCGAAGGCGTTTCAAGAGTGGCGTTATGTCGCTGAGCAGGCACGCATACCAATCGACAGCATCACGGACGGCCTAAAAGAAATGTCTCTTCGCGCCGACGAATTCGCGCAGACCGGCAAGGGTAGCGCGGCCGAAGCGTTTCAGCGGCTTGGTCTCTCCCCGCAGGAAGTGAAGGAACGTCTGAAAGACCCGTCTGAGTTTCTGTTGCTGTTGATCGATCGCACTAAGCAGTTGAACGACACGGCAGCCGGCGTGCGCATCTTCGATGAGCTGTTCGGGGGTACTGGTGGCGAGCGC